CTATAAAGGTTTGTATTTCACATCCTCCAGCACCATTTCCAACGCCTTTCACGACAACTGATGGTGCTTCTGTATATCCAAATCCAGATAGTGATACCTCAGCATTATAAATCTCACCACCAGAAACTTCTATACTTGCTGTAGCAGTAGATCCACCAGGTAATTGTGGACTTTCTATTGTTAGAATTGCACTATCATAGTTAAGACCAGGATTTGTAATTCTCAAATCAGAAAGTTTACCACTATCTTTTGCAATTGTTAAAATAAAATCTGTACCACCTGTTGCGTTTGCAAGAGTTACAGATGGAATTGTCAATCCTTCATTAGGTGTAAAAGATCTACCATTATGATTACTGATAACAACCGTATATACTTGCTCATTGGTAAGACTATATCTACCAGTTGCTGAAGCAACTAATTCTACATTGTTCTTATCAAATACTTGAAGTATAGGACCAGATGCAGCAGAAGAATTACCAGTTACAGTCTCACCTTTAAGTATTGACATATTACCACTAGCAAAACATCTTATGAATGTATTTGGTGATAATGTTTTTTCACTACCAGGTACGATACTCTTACCTGGTTTTTCAGCATTTACATTTGTAATGTAAGTTTTAATTGGTATATTTGTACTCTTTTTACTAAAGAACAAATCTAATCCTGTTACAAATACACCACCATCAAAGTTTTCAACCTTGAATGTTTGTGCAAGAGGATTAGGTCTTACAGGATTATCAGTATTACTCTCTATTAACTGTACACCTTCATTTGATTTAAATATTGCTGGTTTAGTAGAGATGATACTATCTGGATTCTGTGGAAGAATACCTGTTGCATAATACTTGACTTCTGTGTAAGAATCTACTTCTTCTTTTGCTTGATTAGTAGAACTGGATGTAAATCTAAATGTTAGAGTTCCTGTAGTCAGTGTTATTTGTTCAGAATCTGTGTCATAAGATAAACTATCAATATCTCCTCCCCAAACAGCATTTTCAGCTGGTGGATATCCAGATGGAAGAACTATTAGACCACTAGCATTACCATATTCATCAGTTGTTACAGTACCGTTAAATGCTGATAATGAGTTTCCTGCGATACCTGTATATCTAAGATCAGGATTAACCCAACGACTAATATCTCTACCTTCCAAGAATACATAAATTTTTGTATTTGGTTTCATTCTACCAACATTAAATTTGATAGGAACACTCCTAGCAAATAGTGATAATGATGTTGACACCAGATTACCATTAACAGTTTTAGTTTGTACACCTTTTCCAACTTCATTATTCTGTGGACTGATGTTGGATGTACTACCAACAGATGCAGTTTGTACAGATGTATTAGCAATCTGTGAGTTTACACCACCTAAAGAATTGATACTTGTAAATGATGATGAAGCACCCACCCAGTTTACAATAAATGAGTTATGAATACTAGAGAAACTTTCTTTTACATTTTCCTTTGCTAAAAATATATTGAATAGATCTGTATTTGTATCTACAACAACTGGTTCTATACTTGAATCATACCACTGATCTATTGACGGAGATACATGACTATCACCAACATATTGTAATACAACAAATGGATTTGGATTTAATGTAGAAGAAGCAAAGTCATTTCCCAATAAAGATAATGATTGATATGGCAATGTGATCATATGTCCTGATTTCTTATATCCAGAAACTGCTCTCTGATCATTTCTAGTGTTAACTTCTACAAGATGAATAGAATCTTCTTTAGATTGTGGACGTAATACTGATTGTTGTGGATCTACAGCACACTTATAATCAAGAGATCTAAGATTACCAACCTTATGTGCCTCAAAATTATCAACAAAGAAACCAGACTTAAATCTATCAAGACCTATCTCATCCTTAACTTGCATATTAAGTGCTTGCTGTTCTAGTATGCTAAGTGTGGTGTAGTATTCTAATCTTTCAATACGTTTCTCTAACTTACCAATGTCACGCATTGTATAACGACGATTATCTACAGGAGTAAGTCTTACATCTTTACTTGTTTTTGTAAATGCAGGAACGTATGCATAGAATAATGGAACTGCATCTTCTATTGGATCTGGTTTAGTTGGGTTAAGAGATGAGTTACCTTCTTTAACTATAAACTTACCTTTCTTATCTAAAAATATTCCATCAATACGATCTAGATATTGTTTCTGACTGAATGAGAATGTGTATTCTAAGTTTGTATCAGGAGCAGGAGTACTAGAAACTACAGCACCAGCTCCAGCAAAAGGACTATCTGTAACTTCTAATAATGATTTGTTCAAGAAACCTGGTATAATAGCAGTGCTATCTACTTTTGGTCTAAAATCAATTACATTTTTAAGTTCTACTATTCCTAATACAGAAGAATTAAAGTCTGGAATTTCATCTTCTGGAACTCCAGCATCATGTAAGTAACTGTCTATAGTAACAAAGTCACCTTGTGAATGTTCAAAGTAATCAAATGCAATAACAAGTTGACCTGTAGTTTCTTCAAAACCTGGTTTCAAAACTATTCTAGAAACATCATATATTGTATCTCTTTGTCCATTATCAAATGTATATCTAGATGTTACATCAGTACCAGAAATTAGATTACCAGCAGTATCAATCTCAGGAGGTTGTGATGATGTTCCTTCATATACATATCTTAATTTGTAAGCATCTGAATATGATAGTATTTCTACTGCCTCACTATCGTAATCAGTTCCTCTTAATGGAACTATGCGATCACCAGCAGATGTGACTGTGATTCTCTTGTTCTTGATTGCAGTCTTAAGTCTTGGTTTTGCATTAGATACCTCTAGTGTTGCTGTCAACTTAAGTTTAGGAAAAGCACCATTAGTTGCAATAGTTCCAAAATAATTTAATGGTAATTGTAAACTAATACTACCAGATGTTAAACCACTAGCAGTATCGGTAGCTGAAGTAATTTCTACATCATCAGACTCAACATAAATTATATCACCTTTTGTAATATCAGGTGCATCACCAGGATCTAGTATTGTGATTATAAAGTTCTCTTCACGATATGCAGCAAATCTTTGAGTACCAAACGGTAATTGTGCAGCAAATGTAATTGTACCACCAGAACTAGATGCTGTAGTTACAAAATCTCTACGGAAGTAATACTTAATCTTAGTATCATCTCCACCAGCAGATATTTGAGATACTTGCTTACTACCAGTTGTGTATAGTAGTGTGCCACTTGTAGAATTGTCCACCTTTGGACGCAATCTTACAATACTAGCATTAGTAACTGCACCTGGTAAAGCTGTATCTAAGTAGATTCTAGATTTATATGATCCTTGTTGTTCTGTTGCATACTGTACAACTGCTCTAACAAGATTATTACTATCATCAGAAAATTGTACTAAGTCTCCTTGTTGTACAACAGTAGAAGCATTTGCACTGAAACTTGTAGATTCAATAAAGTTAGATCCTTTTGCACCAAAGAATGTATAGTCAGTTACAGTTTTAATTTCAGAATACTTTTGACTATCTACAACAACGTCTGCTGTAAATACATTCTCATTTCCAGCACCATATGAACAACCAATAGATTTAACATTTTGTGGTGTGTATGTAGTGACTGTATTTCTGAATAAACAAGGTACAACAGATGCAGCTGCATTAGGTGCACCAGCACTTGCTGGATTTTGAACTGTTATAGCAGGAGGTTGAGCATACTCAATACTTACAGCAGATCTATTTGTTATTGCTGCCTTATAAATTTTTCCATCATTTGTTCTAGATAATGAAATTTTAGAACTATCATACTCCAGTCCATTAATTAATAAAGTAGCACCATCTGCATATCCCAATCCCCTATTTTGAACAACAAAATGGGATATCGTATTGTCTTGTGCAATTCTTACAGTGTTTCCTCCCTCATCTTGTATTGTCTCACCTGACAAAAACTTACCTGATAATGTCTTTACAAATAATATTTTACCAGTAGAATAATTACCAGTTGATGAACCTTCTACAACACCATACGCTTTACTATTGATACCAAATACATAACTACCTTCATCAAATGCATTTGTTCCTGTAGGAGTATTCTGTAAAATAATTTTAGTAAAGAACTGAGGATCAAAATAAGAATATCCAAAAGTTGAATTGTAAGTAGTTGTTCCTGCTGCTAAACGTCCCTTTGATAATACTACGTCAGAATCTGGATTAAATCCACTACCTCGTTCTTTTACTGTAAAATTACTAGGTTTTGATTTACCAATTACAGGTGTGATAGTATCAGAGTAATCAACAATAAATCCAAACTCATCACCAGAGTTTGCTTGTGCATTTGCTTCTGTTAAGAAAATCTTTCTTTTAAACTCATCGTCTGATAAATCATACTCTAGTAACAATAGTTCCAATTCATCTTTAGCACCAAATATTGTAACTTCTAGATACTGAACAGACTCTGATGAATTAACAAGTGGTTTGTTAGTAGTGGCAAAAGATAATGTTTTGAAAGAACCAATTGCTGTAGGTGAACCGCCATCAGATCTAGTTTTAATATAATATAAAGTTCCAAATTGTGTTTGGAATGTAGTATCTGTAACTGCACCAATTAATGTTGTAGCACTTGAAACTTGAATAGTGATAGTTTTAACACCATCATCAGATGAGAATGTCTTTCCTCTTCTATCTATAGTTTGTCTGTGATCTGTACTTAACTCTGTGTTATTTAATCCAATAGAACCATCATTAAATGTGTTGTACAAAAATACGTCTGGATATGCAGTAAGATCAGATCCTTCTTTGTTTAAAGGAACACTACCGTATACATTAGTAATATTATATGTTGGCAGACCTCTTGATTTTAAATTTACATTGTCAGTAGAAAGACTTTCTCTTGCTTTATTAATCTCAAGATACTTAGTCTCTTTATTGACAATCTCATAACCTTTAATATATGCCTTGCCAGGTCCAATACTAGCAATCATTTTTCTAGATGCATCACCAGCAGTATATCCGTTATATAATCCAAATTCATCAGCACCAAAGATACCTCTGTTACCATCTTTCTGTGCTAACTCTCTTACATCAATATCAAAATTTTCTACAACATAATCACCTGACTCGTCAAATGTTCTACGAGCAAGTGTTTGTTCTAGTACACTGAAATCTGTAGTAGATACTTTACTTTGTACAAGTCCTCTGGATACAGTAAGAAGTTGTATAAAATTCTTATCTGTAATTGCACCAAGTGCAAATTCTTTCAGTGATAAAGATATCTTTAATCTATTTGCACCAGGTGCAGTATAGTTTGCAGAACCTATTGCATTATCATATAGAGATGCATCTTCCTCTGGAGTTACAATCTCTTCTTTGATAACAAAACCTACCTTTGCAGATGGTTTGTTGTAATACTCATCAATAACTAAAAGTTCTTCTTCATTCCTCACAAAATATCCATTAACAAAATATATACCCTCTTCTACTTTAACAGCAGAACCAAATCCCATTGCAGGACTTTCTAAAGATGTTACTTCTCCAGTATCAGGATTAGTAACAGAAATACTAGTGGGAAGTACACTTCCATCAGTACCAACAACGAGTAAAGGAGTATTTACACCATCAATAACTTCTAGAGTCTCACCTTGTCTAAAAGTAGTCTCAGTATTAGACGAACCACTATTAATGTAATTAACAAATAATGTATCTGCAGATGTTTCTGTTGATAACTTAGTTGCAAGAATAGAACCCTTAACACCAGAAGTTAATCCCTGTAGTTGTTGCCCAATCAACTGAGAGATATCATATTTTTTATAAACAATATCATTTCCTTCTGATACTGCAACCTCAGAGACTGAGGATAATTTTACATAATCTAATTTTGTATTTAATCCTACTTCACCAGGTATTACCAACTCTCCCTGTTTGAAAGCATATTTACCAAAACTTTCAACCTGATTCTGAAGAATAGATTGTACTTGTGTTAATTCTCTGCCTTGTATAGAAAATCCTGGACGAAATAGAATTTTATAAAAATTCTTATTCGCATCAAAATCTTCGTAGTATGGGCTTACATTAAGATTCGTCTTTTGAGGCATTGTACTCCGCCAATATATCTAGTTCTCGTCATATTATTTAGCGAAGTTTTTTGATATTAGAATTCAATTACTAACTTGATATCTTCTATCTGGTCAGGTGCACGAGTAATTAGTCTTCTGTTTTCAACGTATATAACATCACCTGAGTTATTTTCAACTTCTGGAGCAGCAAGACCACTAGAGAATGTAACTCCTAATAATGCACTACCATAACTTGTTGAAACATTACCAGATGCAGTTGACTCTTCACCAGTAATTGCATTAGAACCATTTGATTCAAATGCTCTAACAACACCTTGGTCAGTATGTTGGTCATTTGTTTGGATATACTTAAGAACACCAGCAGTTGTAGAACCACTATCTAATGTCCATGATACAACTGTACCATATGCAGTACCACCAGTTACAGTCTGTTGTATTTTTTCATCAACAGTGTAATCAGCACTAGCACCAGTAATCTTAATTGCTTTCAATCCAGATAAAGTGTCAGCAGTTGAGAATGTTGTTGTTCCCCAGTTAAATGGATCAGCAATGATACCAATACGACGGAAATCGTTATCTACAGGGAAGTCTCCAGATCCTTCTGAATATGTAAGACGGATATTTGTCATAACACGCTTACCATTAAGTTCTGTTTCATGATCAGAACCATGTCCACCCTCTGGTGGAAGAATTAGTTTAATAGATCCAACAGCAGATGCACCAGTTGTTACAGCAGATGATAGTCCTGCATTAGAAAATAGATTACCATTAGCAAACAATACGTTAGCATATGTGTAACCTGATCCACGAGCTTGAATCTCAGCAGATGTGATAGTACCAGAACCGTTTGTAACAAATTTTACAATACCGTTTGATCCGTCACCTTTAATACTTGTGTATAGAGTTTGTGATGCAGGAAGTCCACTTCCAGCGTCTTCAATAAGAGCAACATCAACTGCTCCATCAGTTGCCAATCCAGTAACAGTTGTTCTAGAAGCGTTAGCAGGAAGAACGATTGGCATGAAATCTGATGATAAGAACTTAAGAACATCATCAGTAGGAATAGTGTACATATACTTCCAGATGTATCCTGCACCAGTTGTCTCTGTGTAAAGACCAGTTGCAGAATCATAGTTACCACCAGCTACGGTTGGTTCCTCTGTTGCGTTCTGTCCAGTTGTGTTAGATGGATTCTCTCCATTATAAAGACACTTGAATACTTCGTATGCAGAGTTCATTACATAGAACTTAGCATCTGCAATAGATGTAGCACCAGTTGCTGTCTGTCTACCTATTTGACCACCACCACCAGGTGTAGCAGAATAGCCAGGTTTCCACATATCATACTTAGGGTTAGCAACTAGATCCCAGTTGTAACGACGGATAACTGTTCTTGCAAAAGAACTAGTGATACGCTTAGCTGCAATAAGCTCATCATATAAGGCAACTTTCTCGTCTTGGTTATCAAGTGGTAGAGGTGGAACATCCTCTGTAGCATAACGATAAATTCCAGATTTAGCTGTGGCACCTGTGTCAGAACCTCCAGAACCTCCAGTTCTACCTTTAAGAGAAGAACCTAGAGCAGGAGCAGAGTTAACACCAGCACTTCCAAAGACGTCGGTTAATAAAAGGGCACTGTCATAAACTTTAGAAATAGTGGCACGGAAACTCGTAGATCCATATGTCCCTACATAGACCTCATCCCCTACACTAAATGCAGTTGCATTTTTTGCGTAAATTTCTAAATATGCTTTCCACGGTTGTGGTCTTCCCACGAAGAAGTACATCCTAGATCTATCTGCACTGGTGTCCGTTGCACCCTCAGAAAGTGATTCTAGAAATTGTTTAGCATTGAAAATCCTAAACTTATCAGATATAATAGCAGCCATTGTTTCCTGTTCCGACGTAAATTAAAAGTGTGCCTGAGTTATTTATACGATTATTTATACGATTGTTGTAGGTACTATCTCAGATCCAGACGCAATCTGATTACTACCATTATGTAATGTACACCCAGTGAAACTGTTTGCAGTCTTACCAGTGTATTTTACAATACCAGTAAATGTTCCATTACTATGGAAAATATATCCTGATGTCGGGAAGTAATTTGTACTTCCAACTGTAATCGTACTTGGTATAGGTGCACTAGCAGTTTGACTCATCGCTACAGGATTTTGTATTGATGGAGGTGCTAAGTTAAACTTAGTTCCAGAAAGAAGATAACTAGAATCTCCTCTTCGTGAGAAATCACCTATTGTAAGATCAGCAAAGTATCTACCTACATCACCAATAGAAATTCCAGAAACATCAGAAAATCCATCTTCAAACATACCATCAAAATGACTTATATTATGACCTACGTTTGTAGCAACATAATTTCCTTGATACTGTATGTCTCTTCCAAATACAGAGTTAACAATTAATACTTCTGTAGACAATCTTCTTGCCACATGATATCCACCATTAATTTCAATCAAATCTACAAGTCCATCATGTCCACCTGTAGTATTACCAGATCTGGTTGGAATTGGGTCAACTAAGAATACTGTTTCTTGATATTGATCAATAGCACCAGTTGGAGGTGGTATGAGTGTGACTTGAGTTTCTCTCTGTGCTATAGAGAAATCACCAGAAACAATTTGTCTTTGTGCAACTCTTTCTAATGCAGAAATCCCTGCAGAAGCACTAACCATGCTTACATCACTCTCAGACTGAATCTGTAGTAATCCAGCAGCTATAACTGTTACATCTTCAATTTGTCTGAGGTATGTTCCAGCAACCCAATCTTTTTCTGTTGTTCCTTGATATCCTCTAATAATTTGGTAGAATCTATCATTAAGTTTCTTTTCATAATATACAATCTCATCACCAATCATCAATTTACCCATAGGAGCAAACTTAGAAGTGTCAGCAATATAAGCAATAACATCACCAATAAAGAAATCAAGATCCAATAATGCAGCATTCTCAAAGAAGTTAATATTTGATATTGCATTGTTAGGAATATCAATTTGTGTAATTGCTGTGATTACCTTAGAAACAGTAGAAATAGAATTGAGAGATACAATATCTTGAACCTCTGCAGATACAACAGTAGCATTATGCTGATGAGTATCAAATATTTGAACCTCACTCGCAGCAGTAGGTCTATTTGTAAAGATCTCTAAGAAATCTCTTTCTGGATCTAATGATCCACCAATAGAGAATACCTCTATCTCATCAGGAGTTAAATCTCTCTCTAAAGTAATTTCAGCAAGATCAAAACTTTCTCCCATGTTTAGAGATGCATAATTAGATTCTACAGAAGTTACTCCAGCATCACTAATTTCATTAATGACTGATGTAGCAGTCATTCCACCAGTTGTAATATTTGTCTGGAATCCGATATTGATTAAAGATACACCAATATCTCTTTCAGTAAGAATATCAAATCTTCTTGTTGTAACTACTTTTGGTGCAACTGTATATCCAGATCCACCATCAATCAAGTCAATACTAATTACTTGTCCTTTGCTGACTAGTACATTTGCTCTAGCACCACCACCTGTGCTATCGTTAGGTATGAATTTTAATACTGGAGGTGTAAAGTATTGATATGCAGTTGGTTGTGTAACAGGATCATAATTTCTTTGGTTCCATGTTAATGATACAACTGATCCATTCTCAACAGTAGCAACTACTGATAGACCTTCTCCTCTCGTGATTCCAGTATAAGTCTCAATTGAGACTGCACCAAATATATCATCTGATAACTGTTCTGATGGTCTACCATCTTTACTGGTTGCTGTTTGTGGTAATTCTTTTACTTTTCTAAATCCTTCTTCACCTTCTACTCTAATCTTATCGTCTTTAGAAAGATAAACAAATGGTGGTTTGTATGTCCTACCAATGCTAGTTCCTGCCCAGATAGCATTATCGTCTTTTAGAAGTTTTCTTCCATCAGTATCTACATTATAGTTCAATATCTCATTTGATATATCTGCATCTGGAATTGTGAATGTTCTATCATAATAACCTTTAGGAGCAAATACTAAATCTAATCCAGATTCCACAGATCCATTTTGACCTCTAATTTCAAATGTTACTGTGTTACCACTTGATGATGCATTACTCAATGCTCCAATAACATTGTAAGTTCCATTTGCTCTGACTTGCCATAAATGAATAGGTGCACCAAGAGCATCTCCCATCCAAGTGTATCCCAATAGATTTGTCTTGGTTGTCGCATCTGTATCAAATGAGAATGTACCAGTCGCATAATAAGTATCAGGTGCAAAATCATATATGTTTAATATCTGTCCAACATCTCTACCATAGAGATATCTCATATCAATCTGCATCTCTGGTTTGATAGATGTAGAAAATGTAATGTTAGGACCTGATACAGTATATGATTTTCCGTTTACTTGTAATACACCATCTAAAAATACATATAGATTGTCTTCAGATTCTATACTTTGTACAGTAAGATCTTCTACATCAAGAATTAAGAAAGGTCCGTTTCTAACTCCGTCAACTAAGTCTTTATCAATAGTCAATCTCTTATAATTACCAACACCTATACCAGTTACTTTCTCTACAGCAGTTGGCTCACCAATAGTCTTAGCACCTAAGTCTTGATCCCATATAGGAGGAACATCAAACTTGATAACATTAGGAATTACAGTCCTGTCTATGAAATAAGCATCTGATAATGGATAATTTTCTGTAAACTTAGGTCTCTGTATTACAGCATTAAGACTCAAGAATAGATTCTCATCTGCTTCTGTATTTACTTCAGTATTATCATCCCAATACAATTCAAAATCTGTGGTCTCACCATCAATATAATCTGGTAAAGATTTAGTTACTGAATTCTCATTTATTATCTCACTTAAATTATCATGTAAAGAATCCATTGCAGAAATTACAGTAGTGCATTCCTGTGCAGGAAGTAAAGGATCACCAAGAATATTGTAATTAGAATATGTACGAGTATTAGTCCAGTTACCAACTTTATTGTCATTCTGTTTTGTTGCTGGAACTAGGTTTTTACCTTCTGTGAGAATAGTATCAACAATGCTATGATAAGTGTTTAGAGAACTCTCAACTTCTGCACATGCAGGACTTACTGAATCAACTAGAACATTAGGATCAGTAAATGCTCCTTGGTTTCTCATTGCTGAAATCATTAAATCTTTCGCATATGCAAATGTTGCAACTGTTCCAGCAACATCAAAGGTTCCAGAATAATTTGGTGAAGAATTACTATCAAGTAAAGTGTCTATTACATAACCAGAATCAGATACTGTGAGAGTTGAATTTAAAACAGTATGTGAGATAGAAGATTGTACTACTGATGGTGTGAACGGTGTTAAAGTATATGATGTTGTTCTTATATCAGTGTAATCTTTAGAAGCATAAGTAAGACCTCCATATACTCCAGTTCCAGAACCATCAACTAATAACTTAGCATGAATGTGTCTGTAAATGTTTGAAGCATTAGGTCTTCCAAATCCAGTAAGATAAATGTGTTTGTCATTTGGAGCAATGTTAATACCATACCATAGTTCAGTGCTGTTGTTACCACCATCAAGAGTTCTTATCCATTCAACATTAAGATCAGAATTAAATTTTACAGAAACTGGTGTGTATGTATCTATTCCAACAAGAGAATCATACATAATTCCTCCTGTGTAAACATTTCCTTTGGAATCTATTGTAGAATTATTACATGCAATGTAACCAATTGAAGACTCTGTAAATGTTTTTTGATTTATGATATTAAAGTTTGAGTCAGTTTCAAAAACAAGTATACCAAATTGAGTTCTACCATTAACATCAGGACGACTTTCATTACCAGTGATAATAAAATTACCATTAGATTTTCTATGAATTCTATTAATATTAAATCCACTACTAAATCTCTTCTGCCAAATTATATTTGCATCTGAATCACAATAGACAATATTACTAGTATTATCTTCATACATGTATCCATAAAAACTATCATCAGGTTCCATAACCTGTTGACGAATTCCTTTATCAAGTTCTTTTTCCCATACAATATCACCATTAGGATCTATCTTCATGAAACCAAAAGTTGGAGCAAAGAAATTTCCATAACTTGCTGATATGAGTAAATTATCATTACTGTCAAATCGGATTTGAGTTACTCTTTCTTGGAAATCTATTGTAGTAGCACCAGTTAATGTTCCATATGTCTTTTGCCATACAATATTTCCATCAGCAGTAAATTTAGCAATGTATATGTCAGGACCTCCAATTCCTTCTGAGAATGTATTTCCAGCAACATATACATTACCTTGTTTATCAATTGCTACACTGTTTGCTTGTTCGGCAAGTGAACCATCCATCTCTTTTTGCCAAACAACTGTTCCATCAAAATTCCACTTACCAAGATAAAGAGATCTTGAATTATTATCTGTTGGTTGTATCATTCCAACAGTATAGAAATGAGTATCAGTTATGTTAGAACCATATGAAGATGCTCTAGAAGCTCCTGCTTTAATCCACATGTCTTGACGACCACGACCACTGTCATAGAATGATTGTTCTCCATATGGATAATCATTCTTTCTCCAATATAATTGTGCTCTTTCTACAAGTTTAAAGTTACCACCTAATTTAAGATGATACACATATGCATCTATAAGATTACCAATGTCTTCTTTGTTTGGTAGAGATCCCCATGATGCTGATGGATAATTTGTCTCTGACCAAGTTAAAGATTTTGATGCAATATCATCTCTATTAAGATCAATCAACTCTCCTGCTTTATAGAACATACCATTGTTCAATGCACTCCAACCAAATTTTGCTTGGTCAGTTCCTGAGAATGATGTAGGTACAATAAATGTAGAACCTGGTGGGACAGCAAATGTATTGCCAGGTGCAACAGCTGCAGTGTTAGTTGTGTTTGTAGATGATCCACCACCAGCAGTACCAGTTATAGGAGTGACACCAGATGGTGCTCCACCACCGCCACCAGAGTTTGCTAATGCTGCATTGTTTAGTGTTACTTGAGTCTCACTGTCAATAGATACAATCTTAGTTCCATCTGGGAATGCTTTACCAGAACTTATAAACAAACCAACAGCAAGATTCTTAGTGCTTGTAACTGTAACTGCTTTTTGTCCTTGAATATATGCAATTCCAACATCAATAAAGTCCCAGTTTCTAATTGCTAATTTTGCTAATCTATTAGCATATTCAAATATAGCAATAGATTCTGTTTTATTATTTTGAATGTATAGGTAGTCACTACTTGAATTGAATATAGATGTATAATCAAATGTTTTTACATTTCCACCAAATCTAAGATCATGTTGGAAAGCATCTAGGAGTGCTCTAATATTTGCTTCATAATCATCTTGTTTTGTACTCCAATCTAATGATGAATATGTTGCTTTACCGTATCCAATAGTCTCGTTAATAATAAACTGTACATTTCTTTCTATTTGATTTGCAGCATCAATCCATGTTCCACTGCGTTGGAATATGTTTCTTATTTTTCTTAAATGCTTTGTGTTGTATTGATTATCTTTAAACTGGAATACTTTAGCATAGAACGTAACACCTTTATAAGAGGAACCAGCTTTAGTTCCATCTCCTAATGGTGGAGCAGAGAATATAATTGAATCACCAGAAATTGTATATGCAACATCAGGTTCTTGTAGCACACCATCTAGTGTAACTATCAAACCTTTGGAAGATGCTGGTGTATATGGAAGTCCATCTTTTAAAATCTGGAATGATGTAGTTCCTTGTAACTTACCATCATTATCATAATAACCATCAAAAGATCCATTTAGTGTAAATTCAAATGCAGTAACTTCATTAAAATTAAATTCGCTGGTTGCAGCAGTTCCAAATGCTTTACGAATTCTTTGATTCTCAACTTTTTGTACTGATTGTGTAATTACATATGTTGAGTTCTCAACCGTGATTCTATTCTTGTTTGGATCCCATAGTTGTATCACACTAAAGTGAGATGCTTTTGGAACCTCAACTGGCATTTCAGAACTAGCAGTTGCCTCTACATCAACTTGACCAAATAACTTAAATCCAGCAGGGTGTGTTGTAGACTTAATTAAGTCACGCCATTGTTCAATAGAAGTTTTAGATTTTACAACATATGAATAATCTTGATAGAAAAAACTATCTGTAATTTTTTGATTAGATACGCCAAGTTTACCTTTATCTGATTGGTAGAATCCTAAGTTATCATAGAAACTAGAAATTTGTTCATCAAAAATAGTTACAAATATATGAGTAACAGTAGCAGTTACTTCACTTCTTATTATAC